CGGAGCCGTTGCCGAAGCCGTCGCCGTAGCCGTAGCCGTAGCCGGAGCCGGAGCCGGAGCCGTTGCCGAAGCCGTAGCCGAAGCCGGAGCCGTAGCCGTAGCCGTAGCCGGAGACGGAGCCGTAGCCGGAGCCGTCAAGGGTTATAGTAGTTTCCATTTTGTCACCCCCTTATATGCAGGTTCGTCTTGGCATGTTTGTAGGCAATTTCGGCATCTTCCTTTGTTTGGAAGGAGCCTAGATATTTACAGACGCCATCAGTAGTGATCCTGGCTCTAAACGGCTTTCCTGCTCTGTTCGTGCCAACACCAAGCATTCCAACAGAATTATTTACATGTGGAGCGCTTTGGTTTTGCATATTCTTGTGCGTATCTACGTCTCGCAGATTTACGATCCTGTTGTCTGACCGGACGTGGTTGATATGGTCCAAATGGTTTTTGGGCCAATTACCGTGAATATAGAACCATGCCAATCGGTGAGCTAAGTACATTTGCCCAGATAGCTTGATCCGCAAATAACCATCGCTTTTAATGGAGCCTACAGCGCTTCCAAAACGACGCTTTCCTACAATGGCTCGCCAAGAAAACAGGCCAGTTTTGCTGTCGTATGACAAACTGGCTAGTAGTCTTTCGTGGGTTAGAGCGTCCACGCTTTTTGCTCCACATCAATTATGGAGATAATTGCACGATTCGGAATACGCAAGATTCCTACCTTGTCCAGCTTTGTTCCAGAAAGAGGCCCATTTACTAATTCACCAAGTCCTTTAGTAGTTCCCCAAACGCGCAAATTGCTTGCACCGGTAAGACGAATATAATCATCCTGTTCTTCTGCGTATCCGATGTAAACGAATCCTCGGTCAGCGACGATAATCTTAATATCGCCTTTGTACTTATTCTGATCGTCAATCGAATCAGCGCGAACATATTTAACATCATCAATCGTTATTGTTTCTGGTTTAGACATTTTCATTACTCCTTATGTGCGTTACGGTTAAACATCAATATGACAGACTTCCTTTTGAATACATCACCGAAGTATTCCGCGCAGCCCTGCATATTTCCTTATGTGAATAGCACCATTTTATTGCCATATCTCGCTTCATGTCATCTGGGATGCTTGATAGTCATAAGTTCGCACATAGACATTTTCTTCGCCTCTTCCAGTTCCTTGCGGCAGGCGGAGAGTTCGGATTCTAATACCAATGGAATGGTATAATTTTCAACCATATTGGTATTACATCCTTCCCATATCTGCTTTACTTTCTCGGTTATAACAAATGCAGATTGTTTGTCTTTATGAAGCCACGCAACGATGCTCATTTTTTCCCCCTATTAAATGTCAGTTCTCGCAAAGCCTCTTCACAACGATTGGCATATCCATGACCGCTTAAATACGGATCGTCAAGTATTTCGTAAATAGCTGAGGATGCTAATTCTGAAAACTCAGCATCACGTTTCTTCGCCTCTTCCAGTTCCTTGCGTAGTGCGGAGAGTTCAGACTGGAGTTTGCAAACAGTACAGTTGTGTTCTGCGTAATGCGAATAGTTACCTTGATGCTTTACGCACAGATGTTCTCCTTCTAGTGCTTTGCTCATTTCTCGCCCCTTAATTCGTTAGCCATGCGGCGGAGTGCTGCTTGTATTGGGTATGCGTCTCTATCAGTTCACTCATGGTCTGTTCCTTTAAAGTGGGTAGCCCGGTAGGGGCTGGATTGCCTTCTGCACCAACATCAAATAGTCCCATGCCGAGAGTTTGTCCAGCTCGATCATGCGATGTTCAGCGAATGCTAACAGACTTTTCACTCCGTAGTCAAGCTGCCCAGGATAAGGATGTGGAGGAAAAGGGGGCGCGCCGATAACGCGCTGAGGTACGTAGGACAAGTCTAGTCCCCCCGAAGCTGCCAGTTTCTCCGCAGCGTTAGAAGGTATGGCCGTGCGACCTTGCTCCCACAGGGCGTAATCGAACGCGTTGACCTTGAGAGCTGCTGCTGCCTCAACAGGTCTGAGGCCGAGAAGAGAGCGCAGCCACTTCAGTTCATAAGCTCTGTGGCCGGCTTCTACCGTTGCGTGCTTTGAAAGAGGATACTTGCTGCCCCGCTTAATGTGGTGCAGTTCTTTGCGCTTACGATGTCCGAAGGCCATGTTTGACTCCTTTAGGGGTTACAAAGTTGTGGTTTTTTTGTAGCCTAACACAGGTAGAAAAATAAGGCAAACACTACAGAAGACTACACGGGAAGGCTACAAAAACCTGTAGCTTTTATTACAGAATCTGTAGCTTTTTAGCTGTTTTCTGTAGCTTTCTGTAAATAGTTGTAGCTTTGTGTAGCTTTTCCGAGCAAGTCACCAGTATGTAGCCCTTCTTACCCTTATATCTCTATTCCTCCAGAATAGAGTATATAAGGGGGAAGGCTACAGGTGAAGCTTACAAAACACTACACGCCATTTAGAGAACGATCGTTCTGTGCCTCAAAGGGAGAACGATCGTTCTCTAACCATATTCTCTTGCTATCTGAACCACACGGCGTTATGGTCGCGAAACTTCCAACGCAAACCACAAGGAGAATACGATGTCAGTCCTAACAACCCGGCAGCGCAAGAGCCTGCCACCTACAGCCTTCGGCGTAGCGCCAAACGCGAATGCGCTTGGTCGCTTCCCGATGCCGGATGCAGCCCACGCAGCCAATGCAAAATCTCGCGTCGTACACGCCAAAGGATTAACGGCAGCGCAGCGCAAGCATATTGTCGCAAAGGCAAGCACAATCCTTGGGGGCAAGTAGCATGTCCGCCTTCGTGGCGCATGTAGACGGCGACTACGCCTTGCAGGTGCCGGCAGCGATGACGATCTCACTGCGGGGTATGCACCTCATGCTGCGTGACTTCACCCGCGATTATGAAAGACCTCCTCGCACTTTACTGATGACGCAGGACGTGTTTCGGTTCTTGTGCCGCGAAGCGGTGAGAGATCATAAGACTTTTGCGGATCAGGTCGACACAGAGACACCACGCTTCGAGGGCGTGCCTATCGCTTTCATTGACGCAGGACGAATGGACAAAGAGATATTTTGAATGACTGATTGGGCCGACATTGAAATTGAATACTCCCTTGGCGAGAAGTCCGTCGAGGAGCTGAGTCGCGAGTATGACGTGTCCGTTGTGAGGATCGAGAACCAAGCGATCTGTCACGGCTGGTCATGTGAAGGCATCCACGCGCTGAGCTTTGCACGGCAACGCTTTGTCGAGGAGTACTTCGTAGACTTCAAAGCCGGTGCCGCAGCATTGCGTGCAGGGATAAGCGAGGTGACAGGCGCGAGGTATCTGCGCGTGCCTGAGGTGCAGAAAGCGATTGCGGCAAGGATGCGTGAGATGCGATACCGCACAGGACTCAATCAGGACAAGATCATCGGGAAGATGGCGGCTATCGCCTTTGGTGACATCGGGGACCTGTACGACGAGAACGGGGTAGTGAAACCGCTGCACGAGCTATCTGAAGAACAAAGAGCTATGATCGAGTCAATCGAAACTATCGAAGGCAAGGCCGAAGGAGGCAATGTCCTGCTTCAGACCAAGAAGCTCAAGGTGATCTCGAAGGGTGCGCAGCTTGGATACCTCGAACGCTTGGGCAAGTACAAAGGCTTGTTCAATGACAAGGTAGAGATTGAGGCAACAGTGGAGCACAAGGAGTCAACACCGAACGATGTAGCACGCAGGCTCGCTTTCATCCTGCTCAAAGCTTCACGTAAAGCAAAGCAAGACCAACCAACCGAAGACAAGGAGCAGACCGAATGAACCCGAACCCGAAGAGAGTAGTTTACACACCCGCGGCAGTGAGCGCGAACGGCATTGCCGCCGCGTTGACAGGCGCAGGCCCGTTCGCGACCTTTGTTCTCCCGGGTGCAAGCGACTCGCTTGAGCACCAAGTCGCACTTGCCTCAACCGCGGACTTGAGTGCAACCGGCTTCACGATCACAGGCACGGATGCAAACGGCAATGTGATCTCTGAAGTTCACGCAGGCCCGAACAACAATTCGGTACTGAGCGTGAAGTACTTCAAGACAGTGACGTTGATTACGGCTTCTGTCTCGTTGGGTGCGAATACGCTAAACGTTGGCTGGGGTGCACCCGCCCGCACGCGCTGGGAACAGATCGACTACAGGCAGAACTCTTTCGCCGTCAGTACTGCACTGGCGCTCACTGCTGGCTCGATCAGTTACAACTTGGAGCACACTTACGATCCCCTGACTGACTCGAATGCCGCAAGCGCTTTCATCGAACTTGCAGCACAGACCACCAGCAGAGACGTGCAGTTTGTTGCTCCGGTGATGGGTGTGCGAGCTAACATCCTGTCCAATACAGGCGCTACCTTCACACACTACGCTGTACAGGGAGAACGAGCATGATCTACGGACAACTTCCCGACGACAGGGAGCAACAGGTCGAGTCGAGCATCGGCGTGATGACAAACGGCATGACGCTGTTCAACGTACTTGGTGACATCGAGATTATTGATCTGTGGTCTGAGTGCCAAACGGCCAATGGGCTAACAGCCTCGACGCTGCAATACGCAGCTACTGTCACAGGTCTTGCACAGCAGACACTTTCCGGTGTATCCGCAGCGTTGACCAGCGCCGCAGTAGGGACCGTAGTGGCCCTCGACGGTACATCTCTTGTGACTGCGCCAAACGTGTACACGACGGGTGTTGGTTTGGGACAGACTTCTCGTAGCATCAATATGCTCAATGGCGTCATCCAAGCGATCATCGCGGTAGGTTCGACGACTGGAACGTGGAAGCACTATCTGCGTTATCGTCCGCTGTCGAATGGTGCGACTGCTGTAGGGGTGTAAGCCGTGATGTTCTGCGTCCTGCTTGGCCTTGTACTTATTGGTGCCTTCGCAGGTCCGACCACGATCCTGCACACGCTGGCTGTCACCTTCGACGTGCTGATGCAGGGCTTGTTTTGGAATGCTCCGGTGCCGATTACGATCAGTAGCCGCGCAGGCTTGGCTGCACGCAAAGGCAACACACGCGCAGCGCGAGTCATCAACTTCCTGGCACACAACCCGAACCACTGCGAAGAAGCCATAGTGGCCGACACACTTCGGGCGAACGAGGCTCTGGCTATCTTAAACCCGAAGCCTTAAAGTACCCGCTGCATCACCGCACTCAGTCGGCTACTGACTAACATCCCCAGTTCACCGGGGTGAGTAAACCTAAGGAGATTCAAATGTCACGCATTCTTACTTCGCTTCACGGTCGCAGACTGGGCCTGGATGATGGAAACCGCCTTCTCGTTCCTAATGGCTTGCGCCTTGGTGATGACGGCAATCAGTTTGACGACAACTCGCCGCGCACTTGTGCGTTGCTGGATGACTTCACTGGCGCAGCACACAACACGTTCAATTGGGGTGTTGCCAAAGGTTCCGATGGTGGCGCTGCCAGCTTCGCGATCTTGGGTGGCGAACCGGATGGCGCTATCCGCGCAACTACGGGCGCTGGTGCTGGTGCTACGATGGCCGTCAACGGTGTCGAGATGACTGCCGGCCTGAACTGGCAAGCGCAAAACGGTAGCCTGGTATTCGACGCCCGCGTGCGCCTGAGCCAGATCACCACGATCCAGTTCTTCGCAGGCTTCACGAACGCTCTGGCAACTACACTGCAAGCTCCGGTTATCGGCGCGGGCGGCGGCGATACCTTCACCTACAACGCAGCGAACGCTTGTGGTTTCATCTTCGACACCACGATGACCACTACGAAAATCTGGTGTGTCGGCGTCAAGGCAACCGTGGGTGCTACCGCGATCAACTCTGGCATCGCACCTGTTGCTGCAACGTGGATTCAACTGCGTATCGAGCTGGACAAAAACGGCAATGCCAAGTACTTCATCAATGGCAAAGTTGTCGGCAACGTGATCCAGCAAAACGCAGTCACGAAGACAACTCCGCTGACTCCGGTCATCGAAGCCTTCACCCGCGCAGCTGGCTCCGCAACTGTGGATGCCGACTACGTGTACGTTGGTGCTGACCGCGTTTAATCCCTAACCGGATGGTCGCTTAGGTCTGGGGGCTACGTGCCCCCAGCTTTACATGGAGAACCGATGTCCGACAACCTCGAAGACTACCTGAAGCTCCTCGCGAATCTCTCGCCCGAGGAGCGCATCGGCGTCGAATCTGAAGTGCTGAAGGTGACGAACGATCAGGTCTGGATACCCAACCCAGGCCCTCAGTCTGATGCGTACTTCTGCGAGGCTGACGAGCTGTTCTACGGCGGTCAAGCAGGAGGCGGCAAGACCGATGTCGTCATCGGCCTCGCTACTACGGCGCACAAGCGCTCACTGATCCTGCGCCGCACCAACAAGGAAGTGCAGGGCCTCGTCGAGCGCATGGCTGATATCCTTGGCTCGCGTGACGGGTGGAGCAGTCAAACAGGTATCTGGCGCGTCCCAGGTAATCGCACGGTGGACATGGGTGGTTGCCAACTTGAAGAGGATAAACAGAAGTACAAGGGGAACCCACATGATCTGATCGCGTGGGACGAGGTATCGGACTTCAGCGAGTCACAGTATCTGTTCGTCAATGGCTGGAACCGCTCAGCCGATCCTACGCAGCGCTGCCGCGTGGTCGCAGCTGGTAATCCCCCGACGCGACCTGAAGGCTTGTGGATTGTCAAGCGCTTCGCTGCATGGCTCGACCCCCAACATCCTCGCCCCGCCAAGCCGGGAGAGCTGCGCTGGTTCACGACGATAGATGGCAAGGATACCGAAGTCGGTGGCCCTGGCCCCCACAGTATCCAAGGGGAACCGCTGCCTGTCTTCGCGCGTTCCCGCACTTTCATCCCCGCCACGCTGGCTGACAATCCTGACCTCGCAGCGACGGACTATCGCAACGTTCTATCGAGCTTGCCTGAAGAATTGCGCCTCGCGTATCGCGACGGACGGTTCGATGTGGCGCTGCAGGATGATGCATTCCAGGCGATACCTACTGCATGGATACTTGAGGCACAAGCGCGTTGGACGCCTCAGCCGCCAGTAGGTGTGCCGATGTGCGCTATTGGTCAGGACATTGCACAGGGCGGATTGGATACCACGGTGCTTGCTCCTCGCTACGACGGCTGGTACGCGCCTCTGATCGAGGTTCCAGGCAAGGAGACACCAGACGGCAACACGGCAGCAGCGCTCGTCTTCAAGCACAGACGCGGCAACGCGAAGGTCATCGTTGACGTAGGTGGCGGCTGGGGTGCTGAGTGCTACGGCCATTTGAAGGCAAACGGCATTGACTGCCGCGCGTACATGGGTGTGAAAGCCACAACTCGCAAGTCGCTGGTAGGCAACTTCGACTTTGTGAACACACGTTCAGCAGCGTACTGGCAGTTCCGCGAAGCCCTGGACCCGAGTCAGGAAGGCGGATCGTGTATCGCGCTGCCCCCGAACCCGATGATGGTAGCCGACTTGTGTGCGTGTCATTACGAGAAGACTTCCCGGGGCATCGCTATCGAGCCGAAGGATCAGGTCTGCAAGCGCTTGGGCCGATCAACCAACGGCGGTGACGCTGTGGTGATGGCATGGTACGACGGGCTGAAGCAACAGAATATCCGAGGTGGCTGGAAGAACCATAAGCACAACCGCGCGCCTCAAGTCATCCTTGGGTATGGGGAATCCCGAGGGTAGTTATCTGACAGGCATCGGAGTAGCCTTGTCGTGCTGGCTTCTAGGGCTTAGCCCGCGATATCGCCGTAGGTGGTAGACCAGCAAGTATTTTAGGAGCCAGCATGATTGAAGTGTATCGTCACACCCTGTTCTCTGTCGTAGAAGCTCTCGCCCGCGCGATGCGCGACGAGGGATCGTTCAAGAGCAATAGCTGGAACCCAACGAAGTTGGAAGCCATGCTTGAAAGCCCGGATGTATTCTGTGCGCTGATTAAGGACGATCAGCACCAATATTACGGCGGGATAATCGGTATGGTAAGCGAACAGTTTTTTGGCAACGATATCATCGCTTGTGACCTCGGTCTGTTCATCCTCCCGAGCAAGCGGGGTACTTCCGCCGCGCCGCGGTTGATCCAGGCTTTCGAGCACTGGGCAAAAGAACGTGGAGCGACGGAGATTCACCTTGGGCAAACAACGGGCGTCGAGGTAGACCGGACGCGCAGGCTGTACGAGGCTATGGGATATGAAGTCGTTGGCTTCAATGCCAAGAAGGAGATCAAATAATGTGTGGAGACATAGAGACGCGGATCGCAGCTACTGCCGTAGGCGCGTACTTCGGCGGACCTGTGGGCGGGATGGCCGCGGGCATCTTGGCTAACGCGACAATTTCGAATCCGAAGGCAGCGGTAGTGCCCGCGCTCGCGCCAACTCCGGTAGCGCCGACGATGGATTCAACGTCAGTGGCAGCAGCGCAGAAACTCAGCTTGCAGAAGATGCTGGCTCAAGGCGGAAGGTCTTCGACCATTCTCTCGCAACCACAAAGTCAGACTTTAGGAGGTTAGCATGTGTGGTGGCGGCGGAAGTAGCCAGCAACAAGCAGCGCCTGTACCTACAGCAGCGTTTGGCACCCCCGAAGGTGCACCATGGTCATGGGTTACTCCTGATACCAAGGTTGCAGCAGCGAACGCACATGCTAGCACAATCCTCGGGCAAATGGGCCGCACAACTTTAGACACGACGATCCTCGGGCAAGCGAGACGCGCCCCGGTGAACGCAGCGCCGTTATATAGCAGTACTACCCTCGGAGGCGGTTAAGCGTGGATAACATCGAATGGCTTCAGCAGCAAGGCGATAAGCTTTTTAGCGACAGGTTCCAACTCATGTCGCTGTGGCAGACCGTCGCAGAGAACTTCTACCCGGAACGCGCGGACTTCACCTACGTGCGCAACATCGGTATCGAGTTCGCGCGTAACTTGTTGACCAGTTACCCGATCATGGCTCGCCGTGATCTGGGCAACTCCTTTAGTACAATGTTGCGTCCAACTAGCTTGAACTGGTTCCATGCGCGCTTGGAAGACTGGGACAAAGTGGACTCAGAAAGCCGTGCATGGCTCGAATGGTCTGAGGGTATCCAACGTCGTGCGATGTTTGATAGAGCAAGCATGTTCTCCCGCGCGACGAAGGAAGGCGACCATGACTTCGCAGCCTTCGGGCAAGCAGTTTTGCAGACATCTCTGAACCGTAACGGTAACGGCCTGCTGTATCGCTGCTGGCACTTGCGCGACGTAGTGTGGCGCGAAGGCCAAGACGGAGGCATTGATACAATCTACCGCAAGTGGAAGCCACACGCTATCGACTTGCAGCGCTTGTTCCCGAAGACAATATCGGATGCGACGCGCAGAACTGTGGAAAAAGACCCATACCAAAAGCTTGAGGTATGGCACTGCGTTATACCTTCCGATCAGTATCAAGGTTCAAAGAAGTATCGTACTCCCTACGTGTCGATCTACTACGACACGATGAACAAATGCGTGCTCGAAGAAGTGGGCGCGATGGAATTAGGTTATATAGTACCTCGCTGGCAGACGGTATCGGGATCGCAGTACGCCTACAGCCCAGCAACTGTGGCCGCGTTACCTGATGCTCGTCTGATTCAATCCATGACTCGCGTGCTCCTCGAAGCTGGCGAGAAAGCAGTTACGCCACCGATGCTCGCTGTGCAGCAAGCCATACGAGGCGATGTCTCGTTATTCGCCGGCGGCATTACTTGGGTAGATAGCGAATACGACGAACGCTTGGGCGAGGTCCTGCGCCCGCTGACGCAGAACCTGCAGGGTATGCCTCTCGGCTTCGAGATGCAGAAGGACATCCGGCAGATGATTGCTGAGGCTTTCTTCCTGAACAAGATCACGCTGCCACAACCAGGCAACGATATGACGGCTTACGAAGTGGGCCAGCGCGTGCAGGAATATATCCGGCAGGCGATGCCTTTGTTCGAGCCGATGGAGACTGACTACAACGCGCCTCTGTGCGAGAACACCTTTAACCTGCTGATGCGCAATGGCGCCTTTGGTTCGCCGTACAATCTGCCTAAAGGTTTGCGTGGCCGTGAGATTGTGTTCAACTTCGAATCACCACTGCACGATGCAGCTGAACGCGCGAAAGGTCAGCGGTATCTTGAGATGGGTTCGATGCTCGCGCAGACTGTGCAAGTCAGCCCCGAGTCGATAGCGGTCATCGACTTCGATACAGCATTCCGCGATGTGCTTCAGGCTACTGGCATCCCCGCCAAGTGGACTCGCTCCGAGATGGACGCGAAGAAGATCATCGACCAACAGAAGCAGAAACAGCAGGCTGCAGAGATGCTGGCAGGTATGCAACAAGGCGCTACAGTCACGAAGACTCTGGCCGAAGCTGGTCAGGGTGGTATGACTACAGTCAATCAGAATCGCACAACCCAGCAACCTACAGGGAATATGTAAATGGCTAAAGGCGTACCTCCTCCGTATCTCCCTGCCAAATGGGAACATGCCGACGTTGCTGCGATACAGGCTCTCGTTCGCGGCAACGCCACACCAGACCAACAGACTCGCGCGATAACTTATATCGTGAACGATATCTGCGGAACTTATGACCTCGAATACCGGACTGATGCACGCGATCACGCTTTCGGAAGTGGACGCCGTTTCGCCGGCTTGCAGATCGTGAAGATGATAAAGCTCAACCTCGCGGCGCTGAATGAGGATCACAAGCCGCAGGCTGATGAATAAAGTTTTTCAACGTAACACCAACCAGGAGAAGTAAAATGCCCGATGTCGCTAGCGCCCCAGTAGGGGATACCCCAGCAGTCGCAGCAGTAGCCGCCCCCGCGGCTGTCGCAGCAGTAGTTGATCCAGCAGTTGCAACACCAGCACCCGCCGTTGCAGCACCCGCAGTCGCAGTTGATCCTGCCGCAGCTCCGAAGCCTCTTGAAGACTGGGCCACGCTCCGCGCCACCTATGCCAAGGAAGACGAGAAGCTGCTTAAACGTCTTGAGCGTTACTCCTCCCCCAAGGATGCGCTCGATGCTTTGATCGCTGCGCAGAACAAGATCGCCGCCGGCGGTATGAAGTCCACGCTGCCCGAGAAGCCAACACCCGAGCAGCTTGCAGAGTACCGCAAAGACAACGGTATCCCAGCCAAGCCGGGTGACTACGACATCGGTAAGGGCAGTTTGCCTATCTCCGAAGCCGATGGCCCAGTGATCGACTCCTTCCTGAAGGCGGCACACGATGCCAACTTCACGGAGGGTCAAGCCAAGCAAGCTCTTGGCTGGTTCTTCCAGAATCAGCAGGCAGAGCTTAACGCTCAAGTCGCTGCCGAAGCTGCGCAGAAGGAAGTGAACATCGAAGCACTGCGCAAGGATTGGGGTAGCGAATATCAGTTGAACCTGAACCTGATCGACAACTTCCTGAATACTGCGCCTGCCGGCTTGGCAGATCAGATTCTAGGAGCGCGTCTTGCCGATGGCTCGCCACTGGCGAACAATCCGGATGCTCTGCGTTGGCTGGCTTCAACGGCTCGCGAGATCAATCCGACAGCCACAGTCGTACCGGGTTCAGGGACAGGCAGCCTCGATACAATCGTCACCGAGAAGGCGAAGATCGAGAAGCTGATGGGTGATTACAAGTCCGAGTACCACAAAGGCCCAGGCGCACAAGCCATGCAGCAACGGTATCGCGACCTGGTGGATGTTGAAGTCAAACTACAGAAACGGAGCTAGTCATGTTTGCAAAACTCGTAGCAGAACTGAAAGTCATTGTGGCCGAGATCAAGTCACCGTTCTCGTATATCCACGATAAGGCAGTGGAGGCACTGGCCGAAGCACACAAAGAAGTCGAAGAGCTGAAGGCCAGGATTTACGCAATCGAATTGCATGTCGGCTTGGCTCCCACGCCTCTCGACGCAGCGGAGCCAGTCGTTGCGCCTACCGAAGTGGTCAGCTACCCTGACGTCAAACCGGAAGAGCCAGCTGGCGACGCAGCGGAGCCTGTCGTTGCACCTACTGAAGTGGCCAGCTACCCTGATGTCAAACCGGAAGAGCCAGCTGGCGACGCAGCCACGAAGCCTTAATCGTAAAGTTCAAAATAGGTAAACGTAAAGAGGACACTTCGGTGTCCTCTTTTGTTGTTATCTGAAAAAATACCGCGCATAGTACAAGCCTTGTAACAGGCAACAGCGTAAGGCCCCTGAATGACTAGCGCGATCCTGAAAGGGACACCCGAGGCGAAGACAGGATGGATACCCCCGAGGTTGAAGCAAGTAGTTAGCGCCCTATTGGGCAAAGACAATTCAATTTTAAGGAGATTCAAATGTCCGATCATGCCTACCAAATTCAGTACCGTGCTGAGTTTATCCAAGGCTTCGAGCAACACGACTCCCTTGTTCGTCAAACTGTTACCACAGAGACGGAGATCAAGGGTAATCAAGCCGTGTTCCTCGTTGCTGATTCCGGTGCCGCAACCGCAGTGACTCGTGGCCTCAATGGCCTGATCCCTGCTCGCGCCGACAACCTGAACCAATACACTGCGACTCTGACCGAGTGGCATGACCTGGTTCGTCGTAACAGTTTCAACTTGTTTGCATCGCAAGGCGATGGCCGTCGCATCATGCAGATGACGACTCAAGCCGTTATCAACCGTAAGACCGACTTCGATATCATTGCCTCCTTGGCTGGCGCAACCCAGCACACAGGCGCAGCTGCTACAGCGAGCTTGGACCTGGTTGTATGGGCCAAAGCGATTCTGGGCAACAATGCAGTGCCGTTGGATGGCAACGTCTCCGCGCTGATCTCGCCCGCTTTCGAAGCGTACCTGATGAAGACCAAGGAATTCGCGAATGCGAACTACGTGAACAACAAACCGTTCGAAGGCAGCTTGACCATGTTCCGTTGGGCTGGTGTGAACTTCATTGTTCACCCGAACCTGACAGGCAAGGGCACCGCTTCCGAGCAGTGCTATATCTACCACAAGAACGCTATCGGCCATGCGATTAACCTGTCCGAAGTGAAGACCGCAGTTGGCTACGACGACGAGCAAGATTACTCGTACTGCCGTGCTTCTGCCTTCATGGGTTCCCAGTTGCTGCAAACTTCTGGTGTGGTTCAGATTCTGCACGACGGTTCGAACTTCGCTGCGACGTAATAACGGGTAGGGCCTCTTGATTGAGGCCCCATCTGAAACTGTTCAAATACAAGGAGATTCAAAATGGCTTACGATCCCAACGCTCTGTCCCTCGTGACTGAAAGCCCTTTGCAGGGCGCCGGTCAGCAATGGCAGTACATTACGTCCGTTGACAACCAAGCAGCGGTTAACACTGCAAACTACTTCAGCGATGCCGTCGCCAAGAAGTTGCTCGTCAACGATACCATCAACTACACCGCTTCCGACAAGTCGTGGACGGCAAAGGTAACAGTTGTCGCCGCTGCCGGCGCCACACTGTCTACCGGCATCCAAACTAGCTAAGCGTAAACCCCTGCCCAGGGGAGCGCGTAGCAATTCCAGACGGGCACGAAATGTGCCCGCCATAACAACTAAAGGAGCGAAACAATGAGTGCACTTGAGAAAGACTTAGGCGTAGCAGAGTTCACGCGTACCGTGTTCGCGTTTGCCCCGAGTGAAGATGTCAAATACGACGACTTGCTCGACCCTGCTTATTGGGCCAACGTCGGCCACAAGGTCAAACCCGGTTGCCAGATCGAAGTACTCGCACCCGATATGTCGTGGTATGCGAATTTCATGGTGATTTCATGCGCCCGCACATGGGTCAAACTCGCACCGATCACCGGCAAGGTCAGCTTGACCGCGACGAAGAAACAAGTCAAGGCACCTGATCTGGACCAAGATGTGAAGGGCTACGACGTTGCCTTCAAGGGCCAGTCGAAAAAGTTCTGCATCACTCGTAAGTCCGATCTGAAAGAGATCAAGGATGGCTTGCCGACTGAAGAGGAAGCCAACATCTTCCTGAAGAACCACCTCAAAGCATTGACGCTGTAAAATGGCTATCCCCCAACTCGTCCTGTACAACAAGGCTCTCCATATTCTCGGAGAACGTTCGCTCGCTTCTCTTACTGAGAATCGGGAGTCCCGGCGTGTACTCGACGATATATGGGATAGTGGTAACGTGATTTACTACCTCTTGGAAGAGGGCTTGTGGAAGTTCTCACTTCGCACCTCGGAGTTCCTAGCGGACCCAGCTATTACGCCTATCTTCGGATACCGTTACGCATTCCAGCAGCCCACAGACTTTGTGCGTATCGCGCAACTTTGCAGCGACGAGTACTTCAACATTCCGTTGACGGAGTATACCTACGAGAACGGAATGTTCTACTCGACCATCGACAATGGTGTGTACCTGCAATATGTTTCGGACGACCCGCAGTACGGGTTGAACTCAGCTTTCTGGCCCGAGGTTTTTAAGGAATACTTTGGCGCGTGGCTCGCGTTCAAGGGTGCTCTGCGCATCACTGAAAGCGAAAAGAAACAGGACACTGCTGAGGAGTATATGAAGATGTCTCGGGATAACGCTCTCTCCAAGAATGCGCTCGCAGGCCCGACACAATTCGCACCACAGGGTTCCTGGGTCAGCGCGCGCTATGGCAGCGGCATCCACAGGGACAGAGGTAATCGCGGTTCCTTCTACGGGTAAAATAAAATGGCTGTCGAGAACGCTCCGCTGCTTGCTTTCAACAGGGGAATTGTCAGCCC